TACCTTGGGGAATCAAAGCTGAAGTTTAGAATAAGCACCATTGCTCCTGAGGGAGAATATTTGTAAGGAGGTAGAGGTGGCAGAGGCTAAAAAGAAACCAGAGAAAAAAGAAAAGAAGTTCCAGCGAAAGAAGAAGGACTCGATCTTCTATATGGGACCAACCATTAAGAGGGGGATCCTGGAGAAGGGGGCGGTATATAGAGGGGAACTTCCTAAGGAAGTAGAAGAAATTAAAAAGGAGAAGCCTATATTGAATCCTCTCTTTGTCGATAAAAAGGGATATGTAGAGGCGTGTAAGGAACTTAAAGATCCTGGATCCAGGTTGAGTGCTCTGTATAAAAGAGCAGAGGGAGGTAAATAATGGGAAGTGTTAACCATGGTGTAAGAACCGGAGAAAAGCCTACCTCAATAGCAGGGATTATTCAGAGCGGTAATACTGCAGTAATAGTAGGGACTGCCCCTGTGAATACAGCA